CAGTAGATGTGTCATCCCAATTATATGGATCATAAGCTAATGCTCCAGCTCCTAATTGAATGTCTGATGTTCCAAAATCAACTGCAGATGAATCAAAAGCACCGCCTGCAACATTAGACAATATAGGATATTTAAAATACTCCATATAGTATTGTGCTGATGTTGGACTTTTTTCAACTAATACATATGATGAGCTTTTTGTTGATCCAGCTCCACCATCGTCAATTGTTACAGATGTAACCACACCACCAGTTAAAACTGCTGTTAAAGTTGCAGGTGATGATGCTGTATTATCTAATACTGTAATAGTTGGTGCAGAAGAGTACCCAGAACCACCATCTAATATAGTAACAGATGTTATAACTCCTGCTGTATAATTAACTGTAATTTTAGCGTCATTAGAAACTAAATCGCTATTAGGATAAACTTGTAATGCTGTGCTATACATACCAAACTTTCTATTTGTAGAGGTTGGTTTGTTAAATGGATCAGAGCTAGTATCACTAACAACACCAGGAGGCAATGGATCAACCGATTCAAAAGAAGCTGTAGAATTAGTTTTAACTTTCAAGCTAGTAACTCTATATAATGGATATGTTAATCCATAATATGTATTGTATGGATATGGAGTTGTATTGCTTGTATTGTTATGAACTCTAATCTGTCCATTTGTATCTTCTTTGAAGCTTTTTGTTTGTTTTACAACATACTTAGACGCTTCATGATTACCTTGTCCTGGATTGTTACCATAATCTGTAATAACATTATCATACCACTGCATAATGGCCATAGATAAAAATTTATCTTTTTCTGCTGTTGTAAAATATGCTTGATCTGCTTTATCTAACAGCAAGTCCATTAAGTCGTGAGCTTCTTGAAATGTCATTATTCTTCGATTTTTTCAGATTTAGTTTTACTATTTTGCTTACTGCTTTGAACTTTAACGGTTACATTACCTCTAAGTTCTTGCTTTAATAACGCATAAACATCAGAGTTTTCTTTTAACCAAACAATAGCAGCTTCTTCTGTTAAGCCCATTGTAATATGATTTTGTTTATACGCACCGTTTTCTCTCTTAATTAAACCTTTATCTAATGCTTTTCTTAAAAATATTAAATCATCTTTTTCAGGATTATAATAAAGTTCCATAAACTTATCAGGATTTACACTAGCCATTTTGATAAGTCTAGCTTTTATAACATCTTGATCAGCGTCTAAAGGTATTCCGCAAAGTCTTGCAAAATCATTTGTTTCAGCAATGCCCATTTTAGAAGCTACTAAAATAGCATCAGCAGAAGATAATAATTGTTCTACTTCTGCTTCTTCTTTTACTTTTAAATCATGTAAAAAATAACTTTTACCTGCTTTGGGATGATTTCTTAAAAAATCTACAACAGTTTTTTCATATTCATCCGCATAATCAAACTCTGCTGTTGGATTTGTTAATTCAAATTTACCTACATGATCTCCATTTATATCAAAAAATCTAACCCATCTTCCTTTTGAGTCTTTATAATCTGACAAACCTAAATAACCAAATCTTTTTGGATTTTTAACTAATAATTGAACTCTGTGTTTCATAATAAAATAATTTTTTGTTAATACCTGTTCTAAGATGAGAGAGGCGTTAACCTCTCCCAAATTAGTATTAATGACTATGAGGTTTTAGTTAAGATACCACAAGAAAGTGGGTTTCTTACAATAATTCCTGACTCAGACATTACATGACATTCAAATGAATCATCGCCATTAGCAGCCATCATTCCATTGAAGTCGTAAGGATTAACCATACCTGGTACATATTTACGGATGTAGTTTCTATTATATCCTTCAGCACCTTTAGCAACTAATTCAATGTTAGAACCATCACCTACAGTAGAGAAGTCTAAGAAAACCATTTTACCGCCTTCATTTGCATTTGCATGAAGATTTGGATCATCAAATGCTGGACAGTAAGCCATAGTAATTTTGTTACCTAATGCATGGTAAGAAGTAAAGTTAACACCTAACTCAACATCTTGACCAGATTTAGCATCAAACATTGTGGCGCCACCACCTTGACCGCGATTTGTTGAACTAACAACTTGACTTCCAACCATCAATTCTTTCATAGCTCTGTGGAATTGCTTACGACCTTCAGTTCCAGTCATTACAACATATTCCATACCTTCAGCAGTAGTAGCATTTTTAGAAAGATTTGCCATATAGTCAATTAAAGCCTCTTCAGTTAATGATCCAGCATAGTCACCATCGTTAGAACCTTCAATTTGAGCTAATATACCATCACCAGTTTGAAGAACAGTACCATCAGCATCAGTTAAAGTAGAAGCTGTGTTTGCTCCAGGAGCAGTTACAGTGTCACCCAAACCATCTGATTTTACGCCATACCAACGAGCAAGCTCTAATTGATACATAAACTCTTGAATCATTAATTCTTCAGCAGTAAAGTACCATAAAGCTTGACCATTGTTTTCAATCCAAGTTACATCAGACAACTGAGAACCAGTTACTTTTTTCTTCTTACGAGAAATAGTTAACCAGTTTTTGTAAGTGTCAGGATAAACTTGTGTTTGACCTACAGTAGATCCAGCAGATGCCTCTGCAAAAGCAGATGAAATAGTACCAGCTACAACGTCAGCATCGTAATCAGTAGCAGCCAAGTTGGTTTCACCAATTTGTCTAAATTTAATTTCCTGCTCATCTGATGAAACAGCACCTACACTAATAACTAATGCTGTACAACCACTATTAAATCTAACAACATCATTTCTATTTGCTAAAACATAATGTCCAGTAGATGCTTTAGATTTAAATTTAATATAAAATAATTCATTAGCAGCACTTGTAGTGTGAGATGCACTATAAGTTCCAGAAGAACCACCAGAATCAGGAGCAGCTTCACCACCACCAGCAGCTACTAGAGGCTTGTTTAATCTACCTAATACTTTCCACTCATAAGAGTTATCAGCTAATACTTTAGCGTTAGAGAAACGGCCAGCTCGCTCCAATAAATAAGTTAAAGAATAACGTTGGTGCTGACGTACCAATGTTTTTGAAATTTCAGGATACTTCAAAAGATTATCTACAAGAGAATTACTTTGCTCTGTATCCTTACCATAAACACCTGAAAATGTTTTCATCGTAGTAAAAATTTAAAAGTTAAAAATTAATTAAAAAAATCTCTTGCATGAATTACTTTTGATTTCACTTGTTAGGGAAACTTTGTTTCGACTAAGCGTCATCTCATCCAGGCTTCACACATACCTGACTATGATCTTGAGAACTGCGAAGGATCAAATTTCTTTGACTTCATAGGTCTCGGTTTTGAAGTTCTACCTAAGTCTGGAGATGTGATGTTGTCAAGAATCTGAGACTTACCGTCTTCGTATCCTTTTTTAGACTGCAAAGCAAATACACGTTCTTTGAACAATTTAAACATTGCCTGCTCAAACACTTCTTCATGTGAAGAACTCAAATCTTTATAGAAGTCTCCACTAGTAATATACTTGTAGACTTCTTTTTTTTGTTCTTTACCTAAATTATAACCATAAAAATCTTCTCTTTCTTTTATAGTTTTTTGTAAAGCAACTTTATTTTCTTCTATTTGTTTTTGCTTCTCTTGTTCTTGTAACTTAGCTTCTTCTTTTTGTTGTATTTCTCTGTTAACAATATGCTTGTTTATTTCATTTCTAACTTTAAGAGCTTCGTACTTTAATGTACCAGCATCTTCAAGTCTATCTATGTAATCTTCTACTTCAGCATCTCCAAAGCCTCTAGCTTTTAATTCTTCTACCATTAAACCTTTGTCGTCAAGTTTAAGAATATTTTTAAGTTGATCAAATTCATCAACAGGCTCATTAGCTTTTTCTTCCTCTTTATTGTCCTGAATAGCTTTTAATGCTTCTTGTATTTCTTCTTTAGTAGACTTTCCATCAAGTCCAAGCTGTGCTGCAACTGCTGCCCAGTTAACATCGTCTCGTCCAGCATCTTCTCCAGCTTTATTCTCTTCTGCAACTGGCTCGTCTTCGAATGACCAATCATCACTTTCTTCAACTTCTGATTCAACAGATTCTTCTGTTGCTTCATCCAAAGTTTCAGTAGACTCAGTTTCAACATTATTGAATGAATCTCCAAATGCGATAGGATTAAACTTACTCGCTTCACTTGTAGATGTTTCAGAACTATCTACTAATGCACTTTTATTTTCTTCTGACATAATATAAATTTTTTGTTACTCCGTTTGCAAATATACAACTTATCCTAATAATTCATCTAATGATTTGTTATTAGTACCTTTTGTAGGTAATTGTGTACCTAATGTATAATTATCAGATTCATCTAAACCTTTCTCTTTTAATTTAACTTTTTCTTTCATGTCGGCAATGTCTCTAGCTCCATCATCTTTAACATCAGCTATTTGTTTTTTAGCATCTGTTTCAATTTTAGCAACTTGAATTTTACCATCAACTCTTAAACTTTCTAATTCTTTAGCTCTTTCATGTTCAGCTTGTTTAGCTTGTTCCATCATTTGAGCTTGTTGTTGAGCCATTTGCATTTGCTGTTCTTGTTGCTGTTGCATAACTTTCATAGCTCTTTCTAAAGTATGTTCAGCTTCTGTAGCTGTATCAGCTTTTAAAACTCTAAGAACATCTAAAAGTCCAGCTTTACCAGACTGCATAGCAGCTTGTGCAATTTGATTTATAATTTGTTTATTAGCTTGTTCTTTGCCAGTGTCACCAATAAATAAACCATAATCATTAAGAGCTATTTCATTTGGCATTACATTTAATATTTTGTAAGCACCATCACCTAATATAGTAGCTCCTTTAAAACCACTACTCCAGCTAATTTTCATTAAGTTGGCAGCTCTTTCAAGAACTCTTTTCTTAATTTCATTATGCATAAAAAACCAGGTTTCAGTGGTTAATGCAGACTGCTGTACAGATCTCTGCACGTTTCCTACATATTCACTTGTATTAATAGCACCAGCTCTTTGTCTACTAATACCTGATATTTGACCTGCTGTTTCCTCAAGCATTAATTTTAAATTAAATAACTGAGATACAGACTGAGAAATAGTAAAGTCTATTTGTTGGAATTGATTAAAGGTAGCCATTTGATTACCTTCATCTTTACTATTAATAGGAATAATACCATCATTTTTTAAGTGATACATTACATCTTGTATATCCATACCTATATTAGTAGGTAATTGAGATACGTCATACACAACTGCTTTACCACCTGAACGAGCCATAGCTAATTCAATGTGATACATAGTAATGTTATAAAGCATTTGTACGTTATGTAATAAGTCTACGAGTGACTGTGGTCTGCCTGTGCTATTATTTCTAATTACGCCAACATAAGAAAGTGGTGTAGAACCATAATCATCAACTGATCTTACTTGGTTTGGTCTACGTCTGCAATTTACAAGTACAACACCACCAATTTTAGTTCCTTCCCAAATATCGTCAACATATCTTGTTTCGATAGTATCACCCTTACGTCTTTTGTAATCATCTGGAACTAATTTTTTAAATGGTCTTTGTGGATCGTATTTATTTTCAGATACCTTAAACTTAAGTGGTTTAATAGACTTCCACTCACAAGTTACTACACGTATTCTGTTTTCAGTTCCATCATTCCAATCAAGCCATTCAAAGTCATGGTTAAATTTTTCAGCAGCATTTAATGATGCTATTCTACCCATTTCTTCTATTTGATTAATTTGATCTCTATCTAAAGAGTCTGCAAATTCATCAAGTATTTCATTAACGCCTAACCATCTTTCTTCACCAACCCACTGAGCATCATCTAAAAAGTCTGACTCTGAGTTAGTATCATATATAACGTTTCTTGGATCTATACGTCTAACAAATGGATCACCATTTTTAATATATACTTTATAAAATTCTTTAGAGGTTACTAATAAATCTCTAAATCCATTCTTAAATACATCTTTTAGATTGTATTTATTTAATATATACTCTAAGCCATCTTCTACCGTCATTTCAATAGCTTCTTTGTAAGTATACATCATGTACTCTTCTACATCTTCTGGCATTGGCAATTGATCCATATCCAGTTGCAAATCTTTTGGAGCTAACGCTCTAATCTCTTCAATCTGCTCATTAATGTATTTTTTTATTTCTATTGCAATTTTTTTATCTAATTTTCTTAGAGTTGCTGCTTTATTAATAGTAGAAACCTTTTTTTGTAGTGGTCTTGTTAAATCTTCACCCATAAGTAAGTCAATCTTAGGTGCTATAATAGGATAATTAACAAGTTTAGCAGGATAAGCTGCTCCATATTGCTCAGTCACATATCTGTATTCGTCTACGTCAACATGACCATTATATATGTTGTAATTTCTAATATCATCAAGTCTTGAATGTACAAGCGGAGCATCATCAGTGTTCATTGTACTGACAATAGCATCTATCATTGCTTCGCACCAAGCTTCATCTTTTTCGCTATCAGGTAATAGCTGTTTCGGAAATGTAAGTGTGTTATACATTTATTAAGATTTTTTAGGTATACCTCTACTATTCATTGCAAATTTACGAAATCCCAACGATTCTTTACTAATTTTTTCATCTACATCCAACACTCTTCTAGAATAATTATCATTATTATGTAACAAGCATAGTCCAAAAGCTATTGCACGGTCTGTATTTCTTTGTCCATAGTATGATAATTCTTCAAGCAAATCATAAAACCAAATATCTTGTATATTAGACTTTATGTATTCATCCATCAAATCCTCCATAAATGATTTTACTTGTTTATTCATGTGGACACCATATGTATTTCTTGTAAGTGTTCTTATATTATGTGCTGACGCAGGTTTCTCTTTTAAAAGTGATTGCATGCCTTCTTTTTTAAAGTAATCTATGATTGCTATCTTAGTATACTCTATAAGCAT